TCAACTACTGGTTTACCAGTGGCAACCGATGCTACATGTTCAGGGCTACAGATATTAGCCGGACTAGCTAGAGATAAGTCCACAGCTTGCTTGGTCAATGTTGTACCAAGTGATAAACCACAAGACGCATATCAAGTAATAGCTGATACAAGTCGACCTCATGTACCTGAGAGGTTACGTCCTTACTGGGATAGGAAAAAAACCAAAAGGACAGTGATGACAATACCCTATAATGCTAAACCTTTTAGCAATAGGCAGTATATACGTGATGCCTTTGATGATATAGATGTCGAGCTTGATAAAGATGAACTTACACAAGTAGTTCAAGCAGTACGAAATGCCATGGAAGCAGTCGTACCAGGACCTATGAAGGTTATGCGTTGGATAGAATCTGAGGTAAGTAAGGCTATAAAAAGAGGAGCTCAAGAACTTACATGGGTAACACCATCAGGATTCAGAGTTACACAGCGACTAATGCAAATGAATCATAAGATCATTGAATTGAAATTACTAGGTCGTTGTCAAATTAAAGTATTAGATGGAGAAAAAGGTGTAGACCTTAGACATCATAAGAATGCTACAGCTCCTAACCTTATACATTCATTAGATGCTAGTTTATTACATTTAAGTGTTGATAAGTTTGATGCACCTATAAGTCTAATACATGATTCAGTTCTATGTAGAGCTACTGATATGTCCCACCTGTCCACATTAGTACGGGACACCTACATGCATCTCTTTGCAGAGCATGATTTTTTAAAAGACTTTGCCCAAGCTATTGGAGCAGAGACTGAACCACCGATTATCGGAGATCTTGAACCATCTACGGTAATTGAATCCACTTATTTTTTCTGTTAATGGCAAGAAACATACACATAACACAAGAGCCTGTCACACTAAACGGTTATCAGGCTGTGCTAAAACCAAGTAAATTTGGTTATTCACTGAAAGCTATAGTTGGCAGTGAGCTAATCAAGGAGCTTGAGACTGAAAGAGATGACTGTCTTAAATGGGCAGAATCTAAATTAAAGAACCCTAAGAGAGCTACTCTTAAACCAACACCTTGGGAAGAGGTAGCTGATGGAGAATATGTAATTAAGTTCTCATGGGCTGAAGATAAGAGACCACCTGTTGTAGATACAGAAGGTACACCTATTACAAATATGGATACGCCAGTATATGAAGGGTCAAAGGTTAAGATTGGCTTTATTCAAAAGCCTTATATACTTCGTGATGGCGTTACCTATGGTACTAGTCTTAAGTTATCGGGCGTACAAGTTATATCAGTCCAAACCGGAGCTGGTGTTGACACTGGTGACTTGGATGAAGATGGTGTAGCAGAGTTATTTGGTAAGACATCAGGTTATAAAGCTGATGAACCTAATGTAACTCCAGCAGTGGAAGTCGACCCTGATGATGACTTCTAATGTTCAAATCAGGATTAGAGGAGAAAGTCTCTGATCTTTTATGTGAGTTAGGTGTTGATTATGACTATGAGAGCGTTAGCTTTGCATACACTATTCAACACTTATACACACCTGATTTTGTTCTACCCAACGGAGTTGTGTTAGAAACCAAGGGATATTGGAGACCTGAAGATAGAAGGAAAGTACGACAAGTAATTGCAGAGAATCCTGATTTAGATCTACGTATGGTCTTTCAAGACCCTTATAAAAAAATTAGTAAAAAATCAAAGACAACCTACGCAAAGTGGTGTCAGAGATATGGAATTAAATGGTGTGCATTTCACGCCATACCTATTGATTGGCTTACATGACAGAAAGCGAATTTATACGACACGAACCATGTCCCGACTGTGGCTCATCCGATGCACTAGCTGTATATACGGATGGGCATACCTTTTGTTTTAGTTGTCAAGCTAGAACAGCAGGGCATGGGCAAGAAAACAAATTACCTATGCAAACAAATGTTAACTTCAAAGGATCAGCCCAAAGGCTGCATAAAAGAGGAATTAGCGAAAAAACATGCGAAAAATATAAAATCTATCGAGATGAGGCACACTTACGCTTCCCTTATTTCGATGGCTCTGGACGCATTCGCGGATTCAAAACAAAAGATAAGTTAAAGAATTTTAAATATGAAGGAGTTTCCACTGACACCTTATTTGGTCAGCATTTATTCCCTAGTACTGGTAAACGTATTGTTATTACTGAAGGTGAACTAGATGCTGCGAGCTGTTATGAAGCGATGGAGAACTGGCCGATGGTTTCGTTACCACATGGGGCAGCGTCAGCCAAAAAAGACCTTCAGAAACAAATACCTTTACTACAAGGCTATGAGGAAATCGTCTTATTCTTCGACAACGATGAAGCAGGAAGAAGAGCAACCGAACAGGCAGCAACTATCCTCCCATTGGGAAAAGTCAAGATCGCAAGACTTGAACAATACAAAGATGCATCAGATGCACTACAAGCGAACGATAAAGACGCTATTAGAAGAGCTATCTGGGATGCTAAAGAATATCAACCCGATGGGATAGTAGATGGCAAGTCATTACTTGAACAAGTAACTACTCCTAGCCCACCCTGTAATCACTCATATCCCTTTCCTGGACTGCAATCTATGACCCATGGCATACGCTATGGTGAGCTGACAACTATTACAGCAGGTACTGGGCAAGGTAAGTCTACGTTCTGTAGGCAACTTGCAACAGAGCTGTTAAATACAGGAGAGAAAGTAGGGTACATCGCATTAGAAGAATCTAACAGGCGAACAGCACTAGGACTTATGTCAGTAGCTGTAGGAAAAGCTTTACACCTTGGCGAACATGAATACTCCACCTTAAAAGATGCTTACGATTCCACTATCTCTGGTTGGAACCTTTATTTATACGACCATTTTGGTAGTTTATCTTCGGATATTATCTACAGTCGCATTGAATATATGGCTCTGGGCTTAGATATAAAAGTAGTTTTCCTTGACCACCTATCCATATTGTTATCAGGTATGGATGGAAGCATGGATGAGAGGAGAACAATAGATAAAACCATGACTGATTTAAGAAGTCTGGTTGAACGTACAGGAATTAAATTATTTTTAGTTTCTCACCTAAGACGTGCTCAAGGAGATAAAGCAATAGAAGATGGACAAAAAGTTTCGATTGGTATGTTGCGCGGAAGCGCGTCCATAAGTCAACTAAGCGACACCGTCCTTGCCTTGGAACGCGACCAGCAGAATCCAGATGATGTCTCTACTTTAAGAGTTTTAAAGAATAGATACTCAGGAGAGACAGGCGTGGCTGCTGAACTGAAATACGATAAAACCGCCTGTAAATTTAATGAAACTACGAACACAATTTTCAGTCCCAACACAGACTTCTGATACTGAATTAAAAAAACCAAACCCACCTACAAAACAAGCAAAAAAGAAAGCAAAGTTTAAGGACAAAACATATGTCGGAAAAACAAATGCTGGTATTTGATTGCGAAACTAACGGATTATTACATGACGTTTCTGAGATACATTGCATTGCCATCTACGACTCCCAAAAGAAAAAAACCTTCGTATTTAATAATCAAGGTAGTGACTGCGGACCGATCACGGAAGCTTTGCATTGGCTCAATTCAGCTGATGTCATTGTTGGTCATAACATTATTAATTACGACATACCTGTTCTTCGGAAAATTTATTCTTGGTTTGAGCCTTGTAATAATGTTGTCGATACTCTTGTCTTATCTAGGATATATCATCCAAACATGATAGAGATAGATAAAAAAAGAAATATAGAGCGAATGCCTTTACAACTATATGGAAGACATAGCTTAGAAAGTTATGGATACAGATTAGGTGAATACAAAGGTGAATTTGGTAAAACAAGTGACTGGAAAAAATGGTCACAAGAAATGCAAGATTATTGCGTACAAGACGTACAAGTAACAACTAAATTATGCGAGCACTTCCGCCCCTTAATGACTCGTGTCAATTAGAACATCGAGTTGCTGAAATTCTTACAGAACAAGAAATACATGGATGGAAATTTAATGAATCAAAAGCTCTCGAACTTGAGTCATCTCTCCGAAGCGAGATGGAAGAAACTGAAGCAATACTTCGAGGACAATTCCCTTTCGTTGCAGGATCGTTGTTCACTCCTAAACGAGATAACGCAACACAAGGATACAGAGAAGGATGTGAAAT